TCCTCCTCTTCGGGTTCTTCTTCTTCACCCTGTTGCTCGCGGATGGCCTCCCGGATGTCGTCGTCACTCATACTTTTCAGCACTTTGACGTCAATTCCCTCAGACTTGATGTGAGCCTTCAGCTCCTTGCGGTCCATTTCATCAAGGCCGTCATCCTCCTCCTCCTCTTCCTCTTCCTCTTCTTCGCCCTCTTCCTCTTCCTCCTCTTCAGGTTCCTCTTCCTCTTCCTCCTCTTCAGGTTCCTCTTCCTCTTCCTCCTCTTCAGGTTCCTCTTCACGCTGATGTTTTTTCCCGGAACCCTTTTTGCTGGCCGACTTCTTTTTGCTGCCTTTGGATGAGCTGTCGGTGGCCTCAAGCTCGAGGAAGAGCTTTTCCAACTCATCGTATTCGAGGACCACCACAATGTCGTCGAGGTTCTGCACCTTTTTCAAAACGCTGGCAGGCAGGTCCTTGCGGTCCTTGAATTCGATTTTGGTGGCCTTCAGATAGTCTCCGACCTGACCATCGGGAGTTTTAAATTTCTTTTTCATGAAACGGGTTTTGAGGGACTTGCCCCCTTTCAGTTCGGCGAAGAATGGCTCATCGTCTCCATCTTCGGACTCCCTTATTTCCTCCTCCAGGAGTTCGCCGAAGCTGTGATAGGAAGTGGTGAAAAGCATGTAATCACCTTTGACCCGGACGTTAAACACCTCGCGCTGCCTCGGCTTGAGACTGTTGAGCTCCTGCTCGGTGGCGTCCGGGTCTTTTTTAAGCTCGGCACGATGCTCACAGATGGGGCACTTCTTGCCTTCCGTTTTAAGTGGGCAGGCCACGTTCTTTTCGTCGAGGCCGATACCGTAGTGGACCCACACCGTTTTTTGATACCAAGTCTCTCCCTTGGGGACTTCGGAGTGATCTCCCCTTGTCACCGTATAGGGAATGATATCGAAGGTGTTCAAACCCTTCTTCGGTGTGAAGAACTCTACATCTTCGACTTGCATCCAGGACACCTGCCCGCTGCTTTCGCGCTCCTGGGCTCTTTGTTTGGCTCTCTTGCTCATGGCACTTCTTTTGGAATCACGTTTGCTCATTTGGCTCTCCTTTGGTTTGTCGGTGGTTATTTTGTCCTTCTGCTTTTGGTTAGACGGTGTGCTCTCTTAATCTTATCGCGAGCCTGACGTTTTCGCATATTTTCGATCAGCTCCTTGTCAAAATCTCTTGGGCTCGCAATGTCAGAAGTAAAGTATTCAGCGCAATACATTTTCCACAGCTCTTGGATTTCAAGCTTCCGGGTCTGAATCCTCCAAACTGCATTCTGCATCATGCCGTATTCGTATTCTGCTTGGATCTGCTCCCTCTTGGCTCTTTTGTGCTTTGGGTGCAATCGGTAGTAGCTTTCAGCGTCTTTGTCAGTGGGTGTCTTACCTCCTTTCTTATTTTCTTTGCATTCTTTGATGAGTCCCGACCTTGTTATTTTAACATGCTCCGCCGCATTGGATAAGTTCTTATTCGCAACGACCAGGAGCTTGCCATATTTGTTTTCAAGGTGAACCTGTTTCAACCACTCCTCATGCAGGTTGTGTGGGTCCACCTCCAGATCAGAGTCATAGTCAAGGTCTTCTTCTGTTATGGTGTTTTCCTCTTCCATGCTGGGCACCTCGTACATATTCCGGAGTCGTCAGAATAACGGATGATCACCGTTTTTTTATAGTTGATTGCTTCTGGTATCCTCAGGAATGGGTCGAACTCCCATTTGCACTGACCCGTCCTCCTGGGAAACTTACTGTCAATGCCAGTCACATCGCTCCAGTGGGGTTCGTAGAAACAGTTTAGACAATTATGGTTCCACCTTGTCCTTGGCACTTAGCTCCCTCCTTTCACTACCTCATAGCAAGCCGTGATCAACATGCCATATCCATCGTCATAGAATGGCTGACCGAAAGTGTCCATAATCAAATAGGCTCTCTGGTCATCCTTTTTAAGGAGAATTGATTGGCAGTATCCACGCACAAGCCTCCTAATCGATTCGTGGTTCTCGTTTCGGAGATCACGCAGAATGGCTGAAACCACTTTCCAACTCCCCTTGCCATATAATTTTCGAGCCAGCTCAATTGACTGTGCCTTTATGTGCTCTGCACGCTTTGCGGCTTCGAGCATTTCTTTTGGTTTGAGGTCTTTTATCTCCTCCAGTTTCATCAACGCTCGTCCGGGGGAACCCTCCGAATTTTCCACAATGACATCAAGTGTTTTTGAGCTGGCTTTAATCCCCTCAGTTTTACATATGCCGCGTAAGAAGTCAAGCAATGTCTCCTCATCCACGGGAGACATTTCATAAGTTGCGCACCTCCTCTTGAAAGTGGATTTCAACTTCTCCGGTTCGGTGGTACATAGAACGAAGTAGACATGGGAAGGCGGTTCTTCTATTGCCTTCAACAATGCCTCTTGCGCAGGTTTGGTGAGGCCATGACATTCGTCAAGGAGAAATACCTTGGACTTGCCTGTCATCGGAGCCGAATGCATAGTTTCGCGTATACTGCGGACCACGTCGATTCCTCCGAAATGGGAGGTGTCAAATTCACGATAGTCCATTGCCACCAATGGGTCATCATCCTTTTTCATGGCTCCGAATTTAATAGCCAGAATCCTCCCAACGGTTGTCTTGCCACAGCCTGCAGGTCCAATCAGCAGGTAGCTATGGGGTCTGTCTTTCTTTTTGGTCTTGGCCAGCAGAGACTTCTTGACCGTTTCGTTGCCAATTAGGTCCTTGAACATTTTGCCTCTATACTTTAGGTTCAGACTCATGCGGTTTTTCTCCTTTCAAATAGTATACGACTTCTCCACAGTGTTCGCAAAAATATTTAATCTTGTCGCCCTCTGCTATCTGTTCTTCGGTATAGTTGAAGACGTTTTTTGTCAACTCCTTAAAACAATTGTCACAGACTGGCGGTCGTTTCATTGGTTCTTCTCCTTTATGCTTGTCCTACATATACGTCTCCGCAGAGGGGGCACTCCCATTTCTTAGCGCCATTTTCCTCTGATGCGTACAGCCACTCCATACCACAATCGCAGACCTCCTCCCGAACCACTTCTTTCTTGTGGAACCAACTTTCATCCGGTCTGCAAAGTTCAAACTCTATCTCCAAAGGTATAATAATCCAAGACCAATAGGTTCTGACGTTCTGTGTGGCAATGCGGGTTACCTCCTGCATCAAGGAGTTTATTTCCGGAGGCCAGAACTCAAATACTATGGAGTCATGTATTTGGCCTATTATCCTGCTTTTCAAATTGTTCTTTTTGATATAGCGGTTTATTCTGATAAGCGACCATAACAGACAGTGGAAGGCAGCTCCTTGGATGGGATAGTTGATGGCCTCATTTCTTGACATTAGACCGGAGTATGTAAACCCCGTCAGAGAAGTCACGTACCCTTTTTCAAGGTAGCTCTCCCAATGGTCATCCTTCCAAGCAGCATAGTCCGGATACCGTTCGTTCCAGAAGTAGTCCTCCACTCTTTGAATATGCTTTTCGAATTGTGTGTAAGATCTTATACCTTGTTTTTTCAGATGTACTCTGAGAGGCGTTCCGTTAACAGTTTTTAGCTTGAGGAGATTTATGGCGTTCCACATCGAAGTTGCGCAAGTCTTATAATAGTCTCCGTAGAATTGGGGGAAAACAAACATATTTTTTCCACAATACCTGACGTCCTTTGTCACCTCCTTCTTGTCAAGTTTGAAACACTCCGATGCCATGTCACGGTGCATGTCTCTTTTTGGATCTATAATGTCGGCGATCATGTTTTTGTCTTTGTGGTAGCATGCCGCCACAGTCACCTCAACTCCACTATAGTCAATTTCTCCAATGGCGAAACCATCCCTGGGAACGACTGCCTGCCTGACAAACCTTTTGACGAAAGGTATTCTTACCGGTTGATTTTGAAAGTTGATCTTACTGCTCGAACTTCTGAAGGAGGTTACTGTGCTTAGATGGAAGAATGGGTGGAGGATTCCGTCTACTTCTTCTCTGGTGTAGTTCTTCAGGTAGGTGTTCTTCGTTTTCTTCAGCCTGCGGTAATGCACAATCTGGTTGACAATTGGGGAGTCTATTTGTTCGAGTGCTTCAACCGCAACCGATTTTGTTTCCGTTTCTCCTCCCAGGTTCAGAACGTCATAAATAATGGTGGAGAGCTGGTTATTCGATTCAAGGTTAAACCGGTTGCCATACTTCTTCTTCCACAGTTTAACCTCCTTCAGTTTTAGAAGCTTCCTCTCCTGCCGGGCGATTTGTATCCGCAGCTTTCTGTCCGCCCTCTTTATATAGTCCCTGTCAACCCTCATGCCGTACTCTTCTATGTCGGCAAGGGCAAGGGTTCCTTCATGCATGAGCTTGTAAGCATCAAAAGTAGTCGGAGCCATTGTGGTCATCAATTGTCTCCCTGTTCAGAATGTTTTTCGAATATTTTTTCTACTGCACACATTTCAAGTTTCTTCGTGGAGGCAAAGCACTTTGGGTCTATGATTCCCATTTGTAGCATTTGCTTT